AGTCAAACAACAGAGTTTAATACATTTAGAAATAAATCTGTAAATGGTAATCAAATATATATAAATCAAACAGGTGATAATAATATTTTAAATATTTTACAAGATGGTGATGATAACTTAATCATAGGCACAGACTTAACATCAACAGCTGTTATAACTGGTGATAATAATAATGTTGATATTGAACAACTAGGTAATGATAATGTATTAGGTATAGATGTAATTGGTTCTTCAAATGATGTAGATGTAATACAAAACCAAGACCAAAGAGCAAAATTAAGTATAACAGGTTCATCAAACACGGCAAATTTAAATCAATCAGGAATTAATTATGTTGGCGAGCATTATATGTCAGTCACCATAGCAGGCAATAGTAATATTCTTGATTTAGACCAGACTGAAACAGGTAATAAAAAATTGTTTTTAGATATAGACGGTTCAAATAATGTTACAGTAGACCAAAAAGGTACAGGTGACCATTATTCAGAAATAACATTGACTGATAGTCATACTGTAGATGTAACGCAAGACGGAAGTGGCGATCATAATGCCACAATTAATTTAAGTGGTAATCAATCAAGTGTAACATTAACGCAAGACAGTAGTACCTCACAAAACTATTATCTTTACCAAAATTGTTCACAAGCTTCATGTTCAGCGACTGTTACACAAAATTAGATATACAGAGAGGGAAAAAATGAAACAAAAATTATATTTATTATTAAGCGGTTTAATTATTATGGGGTGTGTAGTGTGGGTGACACATATTGTTTGGGATTATAGAGTTATTAATAAAAAATGGGAACATAAAAATTCTTGGAATAAAAAGCCAAGTGGTATCAAAGGATAGATAAATAAAAGTAATGAAGAAACCTAAATTAGATTTTGGACCAACAAAAGAAGAACATGGTTGGTTTTACTATGTTTGGAACTGGAAGACATATGTATTTTATGCCTTACTGATTACTGGTTCAATACTTGCATTTATAGACCAAGGTATCACAGGTGTTCTTTCCGTTATAGGTATATTGTACGGACTTAAATTTTTAGGAAAGTTGTTTTGATTAAAAAAATATTAACTCATTGGACTTTTGCTTTTGTTACCTTGTTTGCCTTAACATGGATAGGTTTACAAGACCCACAGATTAAAGAAATTTTAAGGTTGAAATCATTTGACCTTTTATTTCAGTCACAAGAAAAACAAATATCACAAGACATTGCCATTGTTGAGATAGATGAAAAGGCAATAGAATTACATGGACAATGGCCGTGGAAAAGAGATGTGTTAGCAGGACTTATAGAAGAATTAAGAGCTGCTGAAGCCGGTGTAATTGTATTACCTATTCTATTTGCAGAGAAAGATAGATTAGGTGGTGATGAAGAGTTTGCAAAAACATTAAAAGATAATTTTGTTGTGGTTGCACAAACAGGTTCAAATCAAACAACACAAAACGGATATCCTAGAGGAGTTGCCAAGATTGGAAGTCCATTAGATTGGTTATTCTCATGGCCTGGTATGGTAGGACCAATACCAAGCGTAGGAGATAATGCAGCTGGTGTCGGTGTTACAAATGTTAATACAGAAATAGATGGTATCGTAAGAAGAATGCCTTTGCTTATGAAAATGGGCAATGATGTTTATCCAAATATTGCAATAGAAGTAATCAGAGTTGCAGTTGGAGACCCTAGTTATCAAGTTAAATCAGGTGACGCAGGCATTATTGCAATGAGAGTACCAGGTTTTGCAACAATTAAAACAGACCAACATGCTAGAATATGGTTAACATGGAATAAAGAATATCCAACAGTATCTTTAGCAGAAGCGGGACCAGGAAGTTTTGATGACTTCAAAGGTAAAACTGTTATCATTGCTTTAACTGCTGAAGGATTAAGTGGTGTAATTGCTTCACCAACAGGACCACAATATGATTATATTGCAGCTGCTTCAACAATACAAACAGTCATAGATGGTATTAATATAGAAAGAATAGACATATCATGGTTAATTGAATTAGCGATTGCCTTTCTAATAGGTTCTATAATAATAGTATTTACAAGATTTACTCCGTATTATATTGTTGGTGGTTTAATGGTTGTTTTTTCAGGCATAGCAGTGTATATTACACAATATTTCTTCGATAGTAAATTGATGTTAGTAGATGTTACTTGGATTTTAGTTACAATAATGTTTGTTGGTTTACATAGTATATTCAACAGATTTATTTTAGAGTTTAAATTAAAACAACAAATAAGAAAACAATTTGAAACATATCTTGACCCGAGACAAGTTGCAATACTACAGAAAGATCCTAGTAAATTAAAACTAGGTGGTGAGAGAAAAGAGATGTCATTTTTATTTATGGATATTGTTGGTTTTACACCTATTTCAGAGTATTATAAGAACAAAGACGACCCCGAAGGTCTAGTGGTGCTCATAAATGATTACTTAAATAGAATGACAAAGATAGTATTAGACAATGGTGGTACGGTTGATAAGTACATGGGCGATTGCATAATGGCATTCTGGAACGCACCCCTTGACTGTCCTAATCATGCGGAGATGGCTGTTAAGACAAGTATAGAGTGTGCTAGAGAAACAGAGAAACTAAAGAAACTATTTAAAGAACAAGGACTACCAGATATAAACATTGGTTCAGGTGTCAACACAGGTACCTGTATCGTGGGTAATATGGGTAGTGATACAAGATTTGATTATTCAGTTATTGGTGACGCAGTAAACTTAGCTGCTAGACTTGAAGCTTCTACAAGAAACTATAAAACTGAAACTGGCATAGAGCCAACAATATTTTCATCTTTTACTAAAGAACAATTAACGAACATTGAATCAGTAGAACTTGATAAGATTAAAGTTAAAGGTAAAGATGAACTAATAACAATTTATAAACCTGTAATGAAAAAGGAGGATGCTTAATATCATATAATTTTCTAAAAATATAAAGGAGGCAACTTGACTAGATTACAACATAGGAAACTATTCAAAGTAATTAAGAAAAGAACAAGAGTAGACCATAGAACAAAACTTTATATATTATTTAATAAGTGGGTACAAATTAGAAAACAAAAAGATAGACGAAGGAGGAAAACGCTAAAAAAACTATATATTATTAATAGGTGTAGAGAATTAAATCTCCGTACAACAGCGTAAAAACCTAAATAAAAGTAGAGGTCAATATAGAAAAAGAATAGCTTTTAATGCTATTATCAAGTTAGAAGTGCCAGACCTTTAAATCGTCCTTAAGGATAGTAAGTATAACGGAGACCAAATGTCAGATACAGATGTAAAGGTTCAGATAACTGGACTTAAAAAAGATATTGAAAACATGGCAAATCTTAATTTAAGATTAGACACAGCTATTGAAAAATTGACAGATGTTTCAACATGTATAAAACAGATGTTGGCCGTACATGAAGAAAAAATCTCCAGACAAGAACAAATAGATGATATTATATTTGAGAAATTAAAAGAAAGAGCTGGTGAAATTGATAATGTACATAAAGAACTATCAAAAGAAATCCAACAAGTAGAAAAGAAATTACTCCTAGAGATTCGTCAAATGAAGCTTGACATTGGAGGGAGAATTGGTATACTAGAGAAATATAAATGGTTGGTACTAGGTGGTGCCATAGTCATAGGTTGGGTATTCTCAACTAACTTCAAGACGATAATTGATATGATGTCCTAAGCTTGACTTCTAAGCCATTTTAGTGTATATTATGTGATTGCTATGTCGAGTTATATTGATTTAAAATTTATTCAAGAAGTGTCTGCCAGATTGTCGCAGTTTAAAAAGAAAGGTGATTACCTTTTTAATTTTAGATGTCCACATTGTGGTGATTCTAAAAAGAACAAGACAAAAGCTAGAGCTTATCTTTACAGAGTAAAAAATGACATGTTTTTTAAATGTCATAATTGTAGTGAAGGCCAAAGTTTTTCAAACTTTCTAAAATTTTTAGATAATAAAAAGTATGAACAATACTTACTAGAAAGATATAAAGGGTCGGCACCCTCCACGCCTCAGCCGAAGTTTACAGACTTTAAACCTATATTTAAAGAAGTAAATATATTAGATGATCTTCAACCAATAATTGATTTGAATGAAGATCATCCAGTAAAACAATATATTATAAAAAGAATGATACCAAAAAAATATTATTCTAAGTTATTTTTATGTAATAAGTTTATGGCTTTTGTTAATAAAGTTAAGCCAAACACATTTAGTCACACAAAAGGTGAACATCCAAGATTAATTATACCTTTCTATGACATAAACGAAAAAATATTTGGTTTTCAAGGCCGTGCTTTCGGTAAAGAACAACCAAAATATCTAACTATAAAGTTAGATGAGAACAAACAAAAAGTTTATGGTTTAGATACTGTAAACTTACAAGAGCCTTTACACATTGTTGAGGGTCCTATTGATAGTATGTTCTTAAAAAATTGTTTAGCAGCTGCTGGTGCAGATTTGACATTAAAAATAGAACCAAGTAATGTGACATATGTATTTGATAATGAGCCAAGAAATAAAGAAATTATAAAAAGAATGTATGATGTAGTTGAAAAAGATTACAACCTTGTCGTGTGGCCAGATAACATGCGACATAAAGACATTAATGATATGATTGTATCAGGAATGTCAATTGCAGAGGTGCAAACTCTTATAAGTAAGAACACCTTTGCTAAGTTAGAAGCGTTGACTAAAATAAGTTTTTACAAAAAATGTTAGGAGATAAATGAATAAAGAGATTTTAAATGTAAAGAAAAGAAACGGCAGAGGTAGTGAACCTCTTAACATTGAAAAAATACACGAAATGGTTGAGTACGCTTGTGAAGATATATCAGGTGTATCAGCTTCACAAGTAGAAATGTCAAGTGGCTTACAATTTTATGATGGCATGACAACAGATGAGATTCAACAAATTTTAGTAAAGTCCGCTTCTGATCTAATCTCTTTAGAAAATCCTAATTATCAATACACAGCTGCTAGATTACTTCTTTATAGTTTAAGAAAACAAATTTTTCGTAGATTATGGGACCACCCTCACATTTACGACCATGTAAAAAAATGTGTAGACCTAGGCGTTTATGATTCCGAAATCTTAACTTGGTACGACAAAAAAGATTTTGATAGAATGGAAAATTGGGTAACACATGAAAGAGATTATGACTTTACTTATGCAGGATTAAGACAAGTAATAGACAAGTATTTGGTGCAAGATAGAAGCACAAATAAAGTATTTGAAACACCTCAATTTATGTATATGATGATTAGTGCTACTTTATTTTCAAAGTATCCTAAAAATAAAAGAATGAGTTATGTTAAAAAATATTATGATGCTATTTCAAAATTTAAAATCAATATTCCTACACCGGTTATGGCTGGTGTTAGAACACCTATTAGACAGTATGCTAGTTGTGTATTGGTTGATGTTGATGATACTTTACCTAGTATTTTTAGTAGTGATATGGCTATTGGCAATTATGTTGCACAAAGGGCTGGTATTGGTGTTAATGCTGGAAGAATCAGAGGTATTAACTCAAGGATTAGAGGCGGTGAAGTACAACATACAGGAGTTATACCGTTCCTTAAAAAATTTGAAGCAACAGTTAAATGTTGTACACAAAATGGTGTTAGAGGAGGTAGTGCAACGGTTCATTTTCCAATTTGGCATAAAGAAATAGAAGACATTATTGTATTAAAAAACAATAAAGGTACAGAGGATAACAGAGTTAGAAAATTAGATTATTCTATTCAGTTATCAAAACTATTCTATGAAAGATTTATTAATGATGAAGATATAACTTTATTTTCACCACATGAAGTACCAGAATTGTATGAAGCATGGGGTACACCAGAGTTTGACGAACTTTATTTAACTGCTGAAAGGAAAACAAGTGTTAGTAAAAAGAAAATATCAACACAAACTTTATTTTTTGACATGTTAAAAGAAAGAGCAGAAACCGGTAGAATTTATATAATGAATATTGATCATTGTAATTCACACTCTAGTTTTAAAGATAGAATTTACATGTCTAATTTATGTCAAGAGATTACATTACCAACAACACCTATCAACCACATAGATGGTGAGGGAGAAATTGCATTATGTATTTTAAGTGCAATTAATGTTGGTAAATTAAGTTACATAGAAGATTTAGAAGGATTATGTGACCTTGCTGTTAGAGCATTAGAAGAAATTATTGACCATCAAAAATATCCAGTTAAGGCTGCTGAAATATCTACAAAGGCAAGAAGAAGTCTTGGTATTGGTTATATTGGTCTTGCACACTATCTAGCAAAACTACATTTAAAATATGATGATAAACAAGCGTGGAAAGAAGTTGACCAACTTACAGAGGCATTTCAATTTTATTTATTGAAAGCAAGTAATGAAATTGCAAAAGAAAAAGGTCAATGTGATTATTTCTATCGTACAAAATATTCAGACGGTATCTTACCAATTGATACTTACAAAAAGGAAGTTGATGAAATTTCAAGCAGAAAACTGACTATGAAATGGGAACAACTCCGTAAAGATATCAAAGAGCATGGGTTACGACATAGCACATTATCAGCTCAAATGCCGTCTGAATCCTCTAGTGTGGTATCAAATGCGACAAATGGCATTGAGCCTCCTAGAGACTATTTAAGTGTTAAAAAGTCAAAGAAAGGTACACTAAAACAAGTTGTACCAGACTATAACAGATTAAAGAACTTTTATACTTTACTATGGGACATGAAAGGGAATGAAGGATATATAAATATCGTTGCAGTAATGCAAAAGTATTTTGACCAAGCGATTAGTGGTAATTGGTCTTACAATCCAGAAAATTATGAAGATAATCAGGTGCCTGTTTCAGTAATGGCTCAAGACTTATTATCAACATACAAATATGGTTGGAAAACTTCTTATTATCAAAATACATATGACGCTAAAAGAGATATTGATGAACCAACACATTCACTTGGTTGGCAAGACAATGTAAAAGAAACAGAACCGGCAACATTGCAAGCTGAAGAAGATTGCGATAGTTGTACAATATAGGGAGAAAATATGGCATATTTGTGTGTCAATGTACCTCATGTTGATGTTTATGTTAAGAAAGAATATCTGTATGATCTTAAAAAAGGTCATGGTGAGTTAGTTGAAGGAGTGTGGGTAACAGCAAAGTCTATTCAAGGTAGAGCATTATACTTTGAGACTTATATACCAGAATATGGTGCCTTGTTTGACAAGTTACCTATTAGTGCGTTTGTATGGAAAAAAGATTACGAGGGTGAAGTACCATTAACAGAATTACAGCTATGGGATTGTTTTAGTTATGATATTTCAGTATGTGAGAAACAAATGTTAAGTGGTAATCAATGTAAGTATTTGTCGCCTAGTAAAAAATGGTATGAAGGTTGGTACATGTGGACTTTAGATAATGCTAACAGTACGAATTTAGAAAGAAATGTAACTTATAGTGAAATACCATCACAACATAAGTCATTTAATATTTTAAAGTTAGAGAACGGTCATTTTGCCGCTCAACCTAACAACAGAGTTATATTCTTTGATAAGAGTTATACTCCTAGCGAATTAAAGTTTCCGGATTTTAATGTGTCCACTAGAGAGTATAGTGTAGAATGTGAACAAAAATGGACAGCGGGTGATGATGATAAATTCTTTTACGATTTAGAGGAGAGAAAAGACTAATGGCAAGAAGCGTATTTAACAAAGACAAAAATTTAGAACAAATGAAACAACCTATGTTTTTTGGTGAAGACTTACAGGTACAACAATATAGTGATATGAAATATCCTATATTTGATAAGTTGAATCAACAACAATTAGGTTATTTTTGGAGACCAGAAGAGATTTCTTTACAGAAAGATAGGAATGATTATGCTGAACTATCTGAACAACAAAAGTTTATCTTTACTTCAAACCTAAAATATCAAACAATGCTAGATAGTGTACAAGGTAGAGGTCCATGTTTAGCATTTTTACCATTCGTATCTAATCCTGAACTAGAAGGCTGTATTGTTACATGGGATTTCATGGAAACAATTCATAGTAGAAGTTACACACATATTATTAAAAATCTATACTCTAATCCAAATGAAGTATTTGATACTATTCTTACAGATAATAAGATTGAAAAAAGAGCAGAGAGTGTAACAAAGACTTATGATGACCTAATTGAAATGGGTTATAGATGGCACCTAGATAAGAGTAAAGTTGATTTACAAGAACTTAAAAAGAAAATGTATCTAGCTATGGTGTCTGTAAACATACTTGAAGGATTAAGGTTCTATGTATCGTTTGCTTGTAGTTTCGCTTTTGGTGAATTAAAACTACTAGAGGGTAGTGCTAAAATTATTTCTATGATTGCAAGAGATGAAAGTCAACACCTTGCAATGTCACAAACAGTTATTAATAATTGGCATGACCGTAATGATGACAAAGACATGATTAAAATTAGAAAAGAATGTGAAAAAGAAGTTTACAAAATGTATGAAGAATCTGTAGAAGAGGAAAAAAGATGGGCAACATATCTATTCTCTAAAGGTTCTATGATAGGTCTTTCAGAAAAACTATTACACCAGTTTGTAGAGTATATGGCAAATAGAAGAATGAAAAGTATAGGTTTAGAACCTAAATATGAACAAAAAACAAATCCTTTACCATGGGTTGACCATTGGTTGAATAGTAAAGGTACACAAAATGCACCACAAGAAACAGAAATTGAATCTTATGTTATTGGTGGCATTAAACAAGATGTTACTAAAGATCAATTTAAAAAATTTAAACTATAATGCCAGATAAAATTACAAAAACCTGTTCTAATTGTGAAACTAAATATAATATAACATGGGATAGCGAAGAGCATGAATTACAGCCTTTGACTTGTCCTTTTTGTGGTTACGAGGTAGAAAATGAGGAAGAAGAAGTTGAGTGGGTCAATAAAAACGAAGAAGAAGATAATTGGAATTGATTATAGTTTAACAAGTCCAGCCGTTTGTGTAATAGACGGCGAAAAGTTAAACTTTTACTATCTTACAAATAAAAAAAAGTATGGTGGTAAAATGAGTCATAATATAGAAGGCCAATTACATGATGTTTGGGATACACCCATGCATAGGTTTGGTTTAATATCTGATTGGGTTTTCTATGTGTTATATGATTTGCATGAGGGTGATTATGAAATTTTTATTGAAGGTTATTCATATGGGTCAAAAGGTCAAGGTCTATTTCAAATTGCTGAAAATTGTGGTATTCTAAAATACAGACTCGAACAAGATGTATTACCATATAAGATAGTTGTACCTAGTGTTGTTAAAAAAGGTGCAACAGATAAGGGTAATGCTGATAAAGATATGATGTATGAGGCATTTTTAAAAGAAACAAAAATAGACTTAAAAAAAATATTTGATACTGATAAAGTAGGTAATCCTATATCAGATATAGTAGATAGTTATTACATAGCAAAGGTTGGTTATAAAAATAGCATTAAGGGAGATTAAAAATGGTATTGCCTTCAAGGTTCTTAAAGAATAAATTTAGATGGTTTGGTTTGTTGTTAGCTGTAATAAGTGTAACAATTTTATCTAGTGCTAATATATCTACTCAATGGGTAGGGTGGTCTCTAAGTGTCGCAGCCTGTATAATGTGGGTATGGTTTGGTTATAAAGATAGAGATTGGCCAAGAATGATAATGGAATTAATGTATATGATATTAAGTTTAAGAGCAGTATTTAATTGGTTAGGTATATAATACCACCGAATCTACACAATCCAACCAGGATTAAGTAAAAACCTATAGATATAGGGCTGTGCGTATTGACGCACTTCTAAAATTGAGACCAGGTCTCAAAAAAAACTCAAAAAAAAGTAAAAAAGTGCTTGCTTTATGCATGAAACTAGTGTATTATATGTGTATATGATAAAGAAAAAAACACTAAAAGAAAGAATAGAAGAAGCCAAGAAAAGAAATTACTTGACTTTACTTCAAATTTTTGATATACTAACAACTAACAAAGGAGAAAAACACTATGTCTAAAGTAAAAAACTATTATTGGGATTTAGCTGAGAAGGCTGTTGACGCTATCTTACTAGAACTTAAAAACAATGCAATCACAAAAGAAGCTGCTAAAGCAAAAATTATGGTTGTTGATAATCTTGACCTTGTAGGTATTGATGAACACAATATTGATGAAGTAATTGATATGGAACTAGAGGCTGCCTAATGAGTAAAGAAGGAACATTACATCTTACATACTGGAGAGAGTATCTAGATCCTGAAGATGGTTATGAGTATTTTAAAATACATCATACTATTTTTAGAAATGCACCTTTGTCTCAATTAAAAAGATTTAATTCAGAAATATTTAAAAACAAAATTAAAAAGTATTGTGATGACAGATTTAATGAAACAGCTACTAATGCAACAGGTCATAGTGGTGTAGATATGATACATGGTTCGGAATATTATCATACATACGAAGATGAGTTTGGTACAGATATAGTTTTAAATGACAATTCATTATTTAATGATTACGGTCAACTATACAATGGTAGACAATTTTTTAAACATGATTTTATGCCAAAATTTACAGACAAATATAGTTACAAAAATTTAAACAAAGGTGTGGGAGGATATAAAAATGATAATTAATATAGGTGACACAATAGAAGATACTAAAGGCAGACAAGGTGAGATTGTCAATATCGGTATTGCTACTGAACTGACAGATGTAGCTGCTGAGGAGGATACTAGTTTGAATGCTCAAACATATGATACTCTTCTAAATTATACTGGTGCAATTACATTTGGTTCTCACTGGTGTTACTTTAATCAAATAGAAAAAATAGTAAAAAGAAAGGCTGATGACTTAGAATGAAATATAATGAAGATAAAATAGTAAAAGAAATAAGTGATTATATAAAAGGTACTTATGGTGAACACTATAGTACAACAAAAGACGGTTTTCAGGTGCAAGATATGTTAAGACACTTGAATATTGATAAAGATTTTTGCCAAGCAAATGCTATTAAGTATCTTTGCAGGTTTGGTAAGAAAGCAGGTCGTAACAGAAAAGACCTGTTAAAAGCAATACATTACATTGTATTATTAATGTCAAGTGAGGATAAAAAATGAGTAAAGATATAACAGGTTATTCATCACACGATTGGCGTAAAAATACCGATAGTGCTGTAGTGATAGATGATAATGTTGAACACAAATCTTTAAAGGTGAATGATAGTAGAGTTATTTTTATAAACCCTAAAACATTAAAAGAAGAATCAGTGGATGTTTCAAGATTAATTAGAGTATTTGTAAACAATAGAGATGATTTAAAAAGGAGTGTTAAGTGATTGACCAATTAAAATTTATTGAAGACCTAGAAGAAATTAAGGCTTCTTTAGGTCAAAATGTTGATAATAAAACCATGAATATTATTGATAATAAGATTACAAATTATAAGAATGAGATTGATGAATTTGAAAAGTGGGCTGAGGCAGAGGTGCAAAATGACGCATATTTAAGGGGTACGGTAGTATCAGAGAGTGACGATTCGTCTCTCCAGGTGTCTCCTAGAGACTTTTCTGGAGACAAAAGTGAGTAAATACACGCTTTTTAAGGGCTTGCCATTTTCAATAAGATATGGTAGGATAAAGACTAACAACTAACAAAAGGACTATATTATGGCGTTTTATAACAAAGAAAACTTATTTATTGAGTTTGAAGTTGCAAAGACTAAAGACACTAAAAACAAAAAAGAGATATACAACAATCGTATACAATTCTGTAAAGACCATATGGAGTTAAAAAAAACTAATCCGTCTTACTATGATGGCATTGATATTAACTTCTCTAATCTTTTAGCAATGTGGTCAAGTGACAGCCCGATTGACGCATGTTACCAAGTTGGTTTTGGTAAAACTTATGCTGAAAAAATGGCTGAATCAGAATTAGAAATTGAAAAAATATCAATTAATTAATGGCTATTATCTACACAAATCAATCTAGTGGTGCTATTCGTAAGGCAAAGAAAAAAAAGCCTACGAAATCATATTTAGAAGCATTGACAAAACATATCAAATATCTTAAAAATCTTGGTTTTGATTGTGATGATAACGGTAGAATTAAATTAACAACTAATGGTAGACATACTTTAGATATTGCAGAAAGAATTTATGAAACTACACAACCTCATATTGAGTTGTCTAATAAAATCTGCCATGGTGGAACTAAACCAGATAATAGTTGGAGAATTGAAGCATCTAAAAACTTTACAATTGCTCCGGCTTACAATAAAGGTCC